ACAACTGAAGAGGGTGTTCATTTTTTGAGTCTGCATTATACCGGTATTCTTATTTTTGACAGTATTCCTTCCTCTAAATGTGCTTACCTAATGCTAATGATTAACGCGTGGCTTGATGACAACGACGAATTACGGGAGGATTATTCGCTGAAATGTCCCAAATATGAAATTGTGGAAATCAGTGAAACTCTTTCTGATGTTTTAATTATTATTGATTTTGTCGATGATTTTTATATTTCCGAAGACCCGGAAGGTCCTATTGAATGGTGCGGAAAGACATGGAATATTGACGGTTTCAATATGGATGTGGCTGATAAACTTACCGGCATTGAGGAGATTATTAAAAAATGAGTGATCAAACAATGCATCAACCTTCCTTATTTGATATTACCGGCAAACTGCAGGGCGTAAAAAGCCTTCAAAGGCAGATTAAGGCAATTACTTTGAGTACGGATGATAAAACGAAAGCTCATTACCGTATGGGAAATGCCGTAATTAAAGAAACTAGAAAAAATATCAGACAACAGACAACCGTAGATGATCAACCGCTGATCCCGCGAAAAAAAGAGAGAAGTTATTTTACTAAAAAAAAGAAGATTCGACACACTAATAAAGTGTTTCAAAAAATAATGAAAAGTAGTTCCATGGTACCAGTTCGAGTAAAAGCTAATCCAATGGAAGGCGAAGTCTATTGGCCCAATTCGGTAGTGGCAAAAATAGCATATAGGCATCAGCACGGTTTAACTCTACATTTCAAAAGAGAAAAAAAGGAAATAGAAGCTTCCGGCGGACACTGTACTAAGGATATGGCAAGAAAATTAAAAAATTTTAAGTGGAAAACTGCCGGCGGTCAAACAAGAACCTACCCAATAATATGGATAATGAAATATATTTCAGCCAAACAGGCTACGCTAATGTTACTTACTATGAAAAATTCAGATAGGGTTTCGCTGAGCAGCGGTGAAGAAGGCGACAAAAAAGAATGGAATATTCCATATCCAAAACGCCCATTTTTCGGAATTAACCAACAGGAATATGATGTATTGGGAAATGATATACTAGAAAACATGGTAACCAAAGTTAAACGAGCGCGACGAAAATAAAAAAAAGCGGCCAAAATGACCGCAATATTAAAATGAAAAAATTATTATACAATTTTGTTAGGAATGACGAAGCTCTAACTCTTTATCTGAGTAAGTTTTCATATTTTTATCTTTCCATAGGCTTTAATTTCAGCTCAATTTTACAATTAAGCGCATGTGCATATTTTATAATTGTCAGCATGCTTGGCATATGCTTTAAATCCGGAGATTCTATTCTACCTATAGTGGCTCTGCTGATGTGCATTTTTTCTGCAACTTCCTGCTGGGTAAGTTTAGATTTTTTACGCGCTTTTATAAATGCTCTAATAATGCTGTATTCCTCTTCAAGAGCATCATATGCCTCTTTGAAGCCGGGTTTTTTCAGCGCTTCCCTCATAAATTTTTCATCATCATGTACCACAGGTTCAAATTTATCCGCATTCATTTTTAATCACCTCCAGCCTTTTTCTGGCTTTGTCTATTTCTTTATTGGGCGTTTTCCGCGTTTTCTTTATAAAACAGTGCAACATATATATTTTTTTGTCTTTTACTGCGCAATAAAAAATTCGGGCTATTCCTTCTTTTCCTTTAGGTCTTACTTCATAAAGGCCTTTCCCCAGGGGTTTACACATTGGCATTGGCAGGTTAGGTCCTTCATCTTTCATGAGTTCTATAATCCGCTTGTAATCCGCGAGAATCCCCGCAGGAAAAGAGAAAACTGCTTTTTCAAGTCTTTCATTAAAATAAATAATTACGTACTTCATACAAACAAATGTATCATAAATGAGACATTTTACAAATTAAGCAACTAATAAAATCAACAAAATTGAGGATTAGATTATGGGAACAGGCAGCGTAACAATTGCACAGATTAATACAGGTATGGGGGCATTTAATGAAGTCGAACGGCTTTTTTTGTATATAGGTCAAGCCGATACGTCAGTTACACTAAAGGGAAAGAAAAAGGGAAACCCACCCCTAACCCCTCCAGGGAGGGGAATTGAGGCCGGGGGAAACCTAACCCCTCCAGGGAGGGGAATTGAGAAAATAGGTGCGGTAACAAACGGTTCGCTTCTGGCAATATCTGCCGATAGTGATCTGGATAAGCTCCTGGGCGCTAAAGATTCTGATCTGAAAACGCAGATTACAGCAGCTATCGTAAATGCCAAAAGCGACAATTTTTGCTGCTATGCACTTCCGATCGATGCCTCAACCGACGACTGGACAGTGGAACTTGACAAACTCCTGGGCAAACCTTTGGATCTGAATGTGGAGGCTGTCGTTGTTTGTATCCCGGCAACTGCGCCGGCAGATATAACGAAAGCTGAAACGGCAATGAATATGATGCTTTCCAAATATGCTAAGTTCCTTACAACAATTATAGCCGTGGGTGGAATAGCTGTTGATGAAGACTGGGCCGCATATAGTACAAGGATAAAAGCAATAACTGTTGATCTGGTGGCAGAAAGAGTACAGGTAGTGCCGCAGTTACACGGAAATAATCTGGGGGTTTTATGCGGAAGGCTGTGCGATCCGGCAGTAACAATAGCTGATACACCAATGCGAGTCGCAACCGGTGCGTTAATTGGACTTGGTGCGGATCCGGTAGATAAAGATAAAGCACCGTTGACAATGGCTATCATCAAAGATCTTGCTTTAGCGCGATTCAGTGTACCACAATGGTATTCCGCTTATCCCGGAGATTACTGGGCCGATGCAGCAATGATCGCCGCCCCGGGAAGTGATTTCCAGGTATATGAAAACAGGCGTGTACTGGATTATTTAGCAAGGAGAGTACGGAACCTTGCTATTTTTAGAATAGCAGACAGGCGTTTGAATTCTACGCCTAAATCAATAAGCGCGAATGAAACTTACTTTATGCGTCCGCTTCGTGAAGCTTCTAAACCTATACAGTTAGGAGCTGAAGAGTTTCCGGGAATAATTCAGCCGGCACAGGACGGCGATATTCGCATAATTTGGAAAACTCGAACAGAGGTAGTGATTGCTATAGTCGCCGCTCCGCATAACTGTCCTAAAAAAATAAGCGTATATTTGGCACTCGACCTTAATAGATACGCAATATAAAAGAACCCACCCCTTAATCCCCTCCAGGGAGGGGAAAGAGCGGTAAACAGGAGATTATAAAAAATGGCTAAAAAAACACATTACAACGGACTGAGTTTTGATATCAGTCTAGGGGGTACAGATATTCACGCCGATAGTTTTTCGCTTTCAATCACCGATAATTCCACGATTGCAAAGAAAAAAGGACGTCCGGACGGAATACTGATGGGCGATGTTGAAGCATCCGGAGAAATCACAATAGGTATTGGCGAATTCGAGGTAATAAAAGGGGCGGCACAAGAAGCGGGCAGTTATCAGCAGATGGATACATTTGACCTAAATGCTTTTGCACAGTCCGGAGATAAAGAATTCAAAGTTGAAGCTTTCGGCTGCAATCTAAAATTAGACAGTGTGCTTGATGTCGATACAACCAGTACTGATAAATCAACTATTACACTTCCGTTCGATGTGACTGATCCTGATTTTGTTAATATCAACGGTGTGCCGTATATCAAACCACTGGCACAAAACTATTGATCAATTAGCCTTACTCGATTTTTTGTATTTGAGGGAAGAGCAAGTTTAAAAAACTCAAATGTTGACGATCGATATTTAAAACTTAAAAATAACAAAGGGATGGAAAAATGACAGAGAAAAAGACCGGGGAAAAAAGCAAAAAAATTACGATGGAAATCAGTGGAGATGAAATATCTTTTGAAGTTTCGTCGGCTGATTATAGGCGTTTTACTAATGAGGTAACCGAAAAAAATAAAGTTACTCCAATGTGCAGGTTTTTAAAAAGCACTGTTATCTCAAAAGATAAGGAAACGCTGGGAAAATATGTGGAACTTTATTTTGTGGAAATTACAGCCGTTGTAATGGAGGAATATAAAGAGGAGCTAGATATCCATATAAAAAAGTAGAAGAATTGTTGGGGCGAATCGAAAATGATTCTTTCAGTCAATTATTTTTATATGTACGAAAATGGTTTCCGGGAAGAGACATAAATTGTGAAAGTATGGCCGATGCCGCTTTTCTGGAAAAAGATTACTGGAAGAGACATAAAGCATCAACCGCAAACGCTATAGCAGAGGTTTTTAGCAAATGAGTGCAGCAGCAATGCAAAAATTGTTTTTTACTGTGGCTTTGATCGATCAAGTGTCAGGTCCCAGTAAAAAAATAATGAAGGATATAAATAGAATCCAAAAAACAGCGGTAAAAGGATTTCGCTCTATCCGTAATGGAGCTATAGGTCTGGCTGCCAGTGGTTATGCCATATATAAACTTATCAAGCCTGCACTCGAAATGTCGCGCGCCCTAGGAGATATGAAATCTCTAGATGTAACTGCTAAACAACTAAAGCTGCTTGAAAAAACCGGGGATAAATTTGCCATGAAATTTGGAGAATCCTCGGTGGCGTTTGTTAAGTCTGCTTATGATATACAGTCTTCAATCGATGGGCTTGTCGACGGTGAACTTGCTAGATTCACCTATCTTGGAAACGTCCTGGCAAAAGCGACTAAGGCCGATGCAAAGACCATTACAGATTACATGGGCACTATGTATAAAATTTTTAAAAAGCAGGCTCTATCTATGGGAAAAACAAAATGGGTAGAACAGCTCACCGGACAAACAGCCGAAGCCGTAAAAATGTACAAAACTACAGGAACTAAAATAGCTCAAGTTTTTTCTACTGTTGGAGCTGAGGGAGAAAAAGCAGGGATGTCTTTGGCAGAACAGCTTGCTTTTACAGGAAATTTGGGGGGATCAATGGGTGGCGGACAAGCTGGAACACAACTGGTTTCATTTATCAATAATATAGCAAAAGCTGAACAATCTCTTGGTATGGAATTTACTGATTCCCAAGGCAAAATGCTTCCACTTATTACAATATTGGAGAAACTTAAAGGAAGATTTGGAGACCTAACAAAAGAATCAGATAAATTAAAACTACAAAAAGCATTTGGTACAAAAGAAAGTGTTGGATTTATAAAAAATCTAATCGGTGACCTTCCAAAGGTTCAAAAAGATATAGAGAAACTAAATAAAATATCCGGAATGGGTAATGCAGTAAAAATGGCAAATGCACGTACTATAGCTTTTGACAGATTTACTTCAACTATAAGTGTTTTGTGGAAAAATTTTAGTAAACTGGTGTTAGTGGGGATTAATCCTTTTATTACCCGTCTAGCTACGGCTGGAAAATATCTAAATAAGTTGAGCCTTAGCTTTCCCCAATGGGCAAAATGGATAGGGATAGTAACGGCCGGAATTCTTGGTTTGAGCGCTGCTATGGCAACATTGTTGATTGTCAATGGGTTTTTCCTAGCAGCGTGGGCCGGTCTTATGGTGATAAAAACTATCATTGTCCGAACAAAAATATGGTGGGTAATTACTAAACTTTTAACCGGTGCACAATGGCTACTCTTTAAATCTTTGACTGGTATTCATCATCTTGTGCGCTTAAGTGCTCTGGGCATCTACAAAATTAAAGTTCTTGCTGTAGCCGGCGCTACAAAATTATGGACTGGAATACAGTGGATACATAATAAATCTATGTTGGGTTTTAAAAAACTGATCGGCGTAGGAAAATTAATATTATACAAAGGCGCAATGCTTGCCATAAGTGCCGCCACACACATATGGACTGGCGCTCAATGGCTGCTGAATGCCGCATTCTGGGCTAACCCTATTACGTGGATAATCGCCGGCATAATTGCCCTGACTGCTGCTGTTGTTGCTATAATCTATTACTGGGATGATCTGGTGGCCGCTTTTACAAACTCCACCTGGGGACAAGTGATCATAGGAGTAATTAAAAGTATAGGCGAAGCTTTTCGCTGGCTCATGGGATTAGCCGGCAGAGTGGTAGATAAAATAACTGGCGCACTTAGTAGTGTGGGAAATAAAATAAATTCAGCCGGTAATTTTGTAGCAAAATACAGCGGTTACAGCTGGATGAAATCACAGCTCGGTTTCGGAGCACAAACTAAAACGGCCCTTCCGTCGCCTACTCCAAGTATAGGTGGTTTAGATCAGCAGCGCAAAATAGATATTCCCGCCGGCGGGATAACAAATAATCAGGCAAGTACAACTAATCATAATTACGGGGGTGTTAAAATACACGCTCCAAACGGAATGAGCCCCGCAAAAATGGAAGAGTGGCTGGCCCTCGCGTGACAATTAACAATTAACAATGATCAATTAACTATGACACCTCAAACTGTTAAAAAATATGTAGATCTGAAAATAGTGGATGATGATCTGGCACTGAACAGTGACGGTATTCCTGAAATGGTGTGCAATGTTGAATCAATTGTGCAGGACGTATGTCATGCAGTTCGGGAAT